GTGCCATTAGCCCATGCTCCTGGCCTCTGCTGCCAGCGTCATTAGAAGGGTGTCAATGGTGCGCTGTATCCTCACAGCGTCCTCACTCTGCGGGTAATACCACAGCTGCAGGATAAACTTGGCCGCCACCTTTGCCAGCTCATTTGTGCAATAGTCGTCCTCATTCATCCAGCTGTTCCCTGTCGTTATCTCCAGGTACTTCGGAATGGCCTCCACAAGCGGAATAATAATGGTGTCGTTATCTTCGCCGTCTATTCTCAATGCTTCCCTGGCTTCTTCAAGGCTTAGAATCATGCGCCGCACCTCCTTGTTCTTGTTGGTACCAAAAGGGAACCGAAGTCAGTCGGTTCCCCCTTGGCAAAAGGGTGAGTAATGAGAAGAAGATGATTAGCTATTAGCTGGCTGCATCCATCTTCACGAAGGCCTCGGCAACCAAAGGCTGGGTGTCGGCAATAGCTAAAGCGCGGAAGTCAATCAGGCCGCTCTTGAAGCTGCTTTCCCTGCTAACTTCAATCATAATGCCGTTAGCCAGGTTCCAGCCCATGTACTTCCAGTCGCCCAGCAGCACAACTCCGTCATCCAGGTAATCATCAATGATAACCTCGCGGCCCAGGATACGGCCCACTTCGTCATTCCTTGGGTCAGGTACGAAAATGGGTCTATCGTTCTGGTCGGTTAATGTGTAAACCTGGTTATACAAGGTGGAAGTGTTCATGGCCCATTTAGCATTACGCCCATAACCGCGCTTCAGAAGGCCCATCATCTTGGCGAAGTCGGTATAAGCTGGAGCGTCCTCATAGCTTACGCTGTTGTCTGTCGTCCAGGTTACACCTGCCAGCACTCCCAGGCCTTCACCTTCTTCGGAACCTTGGCCATTCACAAGCTCATAAGCGATCTGCTCTAATACGCAAGTGGCCAGTTCCTCCACAAGGTACTTCTCGAACGCGTCAATGGCCGTATGCCGAACGGCTGCGCTCATGGAAAGAACCTTGATCAGCTCCAGCGGTGCGAAGGTAACGCTTGCCAGGCCCACCTTTTGGGTTTCCACGGGCTGGCCTTCCTGGTGCCTGCTTGCCCTTCCAATGGGCGTAGCAATAGGAACCTTCAGGCTGGCAGGAACATTAAACTGTCTGGCTTCGGCAATAATGCCGCCCATGTCCCTGGCCTTGGAAACAATCTCATTTAGGGTCTGCGTAGGAATTACCGCTGCGCTGTCGCTTACCACGTTAAACAGGTTAGCGCGCTTCTCGGCCAATTCCATCGCCCTGTTCCAGGCCAGCTGCTCCTGATCCATCAGCTTCTGGCCCAACAGGGTCTTGAAGAACGCACTCCTGTATTCGGCACTAGCAAACACGTTGTCATTAGTGAACCTGGGCTGATCGAAGTTCATGCCAGTAATGGGGTTAAACTGGCTGCGCTTTTCAGCCGTCTTGTCCTCCCAGTTTTGCTTTACCTGCTCCAGGGCCTCCAGCTCAATGTTCAGGGCCTCAATGTTGGCCTCTGGGTTAGAATTCACTTCGTCAATAATGGCAGCGGCCCGTTTCTCTATGTCCTCAACGCTAAAATGGCGGTAAAAGTTAAACGCCTCTTGAACAGTCTTGAATCTCATATGTCAACACTCCTTAATCGTATTCGGTTAGCCCTGATAATAAGGGCTTTTCTTGCAGGGTCGTTCAGCTTGTCCCAGGCCCCCTGTATCTCTGCCCTAGCTTCTACCGAAGTCTGCGGGTATGCAGGGAATGGAACAATGCTGCACTCCAGGATCTTCTTGATCTTGGTTATAGTCCTGGTGTTCGTCCGCGGGTCGTAATGGCTGCCGCCATCGGCCACCACGAACGCCATGCTCATGCCTGAAAGGTCGCCGCGTTTTACTGCCGTATAAACGCTGCGGCCCTCTTCTGTATCAGGCAACAATGCCACCATGCGCAGGCCTGCCTGATCTACGCTCAGCTGCATTGTTTTGGGTGTCCGCGCAAGCGGAATCCTGCTTAAATCGTGGTTGTATAATAACCGCGTATCCGATAGGTCGGCACCGTCCAGGGCACCTGCGCGGATCACTTCTGTAAAGCTGCCAAACTTCTCTTTAATTACCGTGGGCTGGTCATACACTAAGGGCCTGCCCTCCAGAATTAAAGCGTTATCATCAATCGGGCTTCCAATAGCCCTTAATTCAGCTATCCGAATTTCTTTCATC